GCTACGCTGATTTTCTGACGTAGCGTAGCAATCGTGCTGGCGCCCCAAAGGGCGTAAAGTTCTGTGTAGGTTGCCATTACGCGTTCCCCTCTGTTATTGTCGCACCGCTAGTTATCGTGATATCGACGCCAACCTGTATGGTTCCGGTCTGCGTAACGTCAGTGCCGATCAGCAGAGTAGCAACTGCCACATCAGCCGAGGTCGTAACCAAAATGAACGTCGGCGTTCCTGCTGTGAACCCCGAACTGGTCTGCGTAACGGTTTCATTGAAGTCGATGACGCCTGACGTTGCGGTGCCAAGTGCGCCAGTGATCGTCAGTGTAGCGAGCAGCGCACCGGCTGGTGCTAAAGCCTCAGTTCCGTTGTAATACTTCAGTTTAGGGTTGGTGCCAGCCGCGGTAATGATGTCGGTGGCGCGGGTGTTGCGTAGGGCGGTGGTGAGTTTCATTGCGGACTCCTCGGGTTATTCAGTTCGGTCATGGCTGTACTCCTGCATAAGAGGTTGGTGACGGTGGCGCGAGGTCGATTCCGTACTTGACGGCAAGCTTTTCATCACTCTGCAGCTCGTCGAATACGTCTTCAATATCGCGGCCAAGATCGCCGGCAATGCGCGATCGACTGGTGACTTTGAGGTCCAGCGCTTCCTTGACGGCCTGGATGTCTTTCAGCGGATCGACCCAGGACCAGCCCCGGAACTTCCAGCCGTGAGCGGCGAATTTCTCCGCCTTGGCCACCGGCAGCGGGGAGCCGTTGGCCAGCACGATGGCGCCCTTGAGCAGCGACCAGCGTATCCAGTCGGCGAAGATCGGTTCGAGCCAGGCCTCGGCAAACCATCGGTGCCGCTTTTTCCATTCGTCACGGGCGGACACCATGGCCGCACGAATGCTGGAGAAATTGACCGCTTCGTAGTCGTTGCACAACTCGGGGTAGGATGATCCGGGCAGGCCGGACGACATGCGCTGGTACGCCGACTTCATGAAGGTGCCGAACACTTCATTGGGGTATTTTGATTCAATGCTGGAAACCTCGACGCCTTCCGGCAGGGTATCCCAGGTACCGGGCGCCGAGGTGGCGATGCGTGCGCCGGGTTCATCGTCGGCCTGATCGCCGATCGTTGGCGGCGCGCCGTCCTTGGTGACGAAAAACCCAAGGTGGTCGGCGCCATGCTTGGCGGCCATCAGCGCGGATAACGCAAACTCGCCGGCGTAGTGCATCGAGAGCATGGCGGCATGCGACCACGGAATGCCGCGCCGCTGCTCGGGCCGCTGCATGATAAAACGGTGGAGTACGGCGGCGGCGTCGACGCGTTCGACCGCGCGGGTGTAGGACGTCAGCGCGCCGGTGTTGAAATGGTAGGCGACCGGCTTGCCGACGGCGTTGAGCTCGACGCCGGCGACGATGGCGTTTTGGTTGCCATTGGGCAGGCGGGAAAGCCAGGTGGCCAGGCGGTCGACGTCGATCAGTTGCAGGGCAAAGCCCCATTTGTTACCGGCGGCGGCGCCGTATTTGGGCAGTGCCAGCCCCTCGCCATCGCGGGCGGTACCGCGCACGATGGCCTGGCAGAGGTCGGTGAAGGAGTATTGCTCGGAGATCTCGCAGTTGCCGCGCTGGCACCATTCGGTCCAGCTCTTGAAGATGGCCTCGCGCGCGCCGGTGTCCGGATTGCCTGGCGCATTGTCGGCCAGCGGGACCAGGCGCGGGGCGGACTCGCCGATCATGTTGGTCTCGACCAGGTCGAGGTATTTGCGCTGAAAATCGTTGTTGAATTCGAGCGTGCGCGAGCGGTTGCGCAGAGCGTCGAGGTCGTTGCGCAGTTCGTCGTCGATCTTCTCATGGGTGATGCGCCAGGAGTCGGTCAGACGGTTGAGCTGGGCGGCGGCAAATGCACGCGCCTGCACGGGCGGCGCCTTGCTAAAAAATCGACGGATGCGGGCGGCGAGCGAGGGGGTGGGCTGGGCGGTAGCAATGCGCATCAAAACCTCATATAGACGCGGCCGCTCTGCCCGCCCTGGCCGCGCACTTCCCGCCGATAGGCGTCGCGCAGTTGGAGCAGGTCGGCGATCGGGATGAATTGCATTTTCCGGCCGGCGATTTCGTAGTCAGCGACCGCCAGGTCGTGGCGTTCGATCCATGATTCCAAGGCCGACAGCGTTTTTTGTGCGTGGCTGCGCGCATCGAGGCCGGTGGTGGCGGCGGCGAAACTGGCAATGATTTCGAGCGTGCCGGTGGACAGCGTGTGGATCGCGCCGGCAAGAGCGACGCGCTCCTGCCAGGCGTAGACGCCTGGCATCCAGCCCAGCGTCGTGGCGGGGACAACGGACACCAGGTGATCGGCACCGGAGGCGTTGGCGGTGATGATAATTTGTGTATCGGACTTTACCAGGACATAACTGAGTACCCAGCCGTCGGAGGCCGGATAATCGGCCAGCGAACGGCGCCAGGTGGCGGTATCGCCGGCGCGCAGCGATCGCGGGACTGCGGTCGGGATAGGGTAGGCCATGTGCGCTTTATCCTCGCAACTCTGGAAGCGTTTAAGGCGCGGTCTTTCCAGACGAGAGTATTTGATTGACGCGGCGCTGCGAAATGCCGGTGCGTTCGGCAATCTGCGCCGAGCCGACGCCGGAGAGCGACAGCGCGACGACGCGCTTTGCTCGCATGTGGCACTCAAGCGCAGTGAGGCTGGCAATGTAATGCCGATCGCCGCCTTCGTCGCGCCGGGTCTGTTGGTCAATGGCGTCGAGGTGCTCACGCGGGATCTGCAGGTGGGTGGCGACTGCATCGAGTAGCCGGGCGAGGAAATCCATTGATTTGCTGGGGCTTACCATCCGATTGCTCCGGGGGGTTGTCTCAGGTAGTGCTGTACGCGCTGAGGTTTTTTGACTCCCGTGGGTGCGGTGGTGGCCGGTACGCTGCGGGCCACCTGTTGTTTTTCGGCTGGCGCGATCGCCGGGGCGGCGTCGGGGTCAGGCGGTTCGGGGGCGTCCGGAGTACTCGGCAAGGCTTTGAGTTCGGGTGCCTCATCGACCGGCAGCAGCGCGCGCTGACGCTGGCGCAGTTCGTCCTGGTCCCATTGCACCGGGCGGCGCAAGTGCAGGCGCAGGTGCCGGCTCAGATAGACGGCATAGACGGTGCAGTCGAGCGCCTCGTTGCGCCGGTCGGTGCGCGGCTTCCAGACGCGGCGGCGCGGGTTGCTGCGGCTGGGGATTTTTATTTCGCTGAGCAGTTGCTCGTAAAAGTCGCTGCGCACCCCTTCGTACCAGTGCATGCGGCCGGGACCGCTCCCCGCCAGACGCACCCGACCGCCTTCTTGTGCCCAGCCGAGAATCAAATCCTTGGCTTTCGCCGTGCCGACGATACGCACCTGCACACCGTATTTTTGTGCCTTGGTCGAGCGGTTGTTCGGGTCTATCGCGGCGGGGCGCGGCGGGGTCCAGATCTCCACCCGGCCCTCGACATCGGACGCGCCCTTGAGCGCCAGGACCTGGCGCGCCGGGCGGTGGTGCTTGCGTACAAAACTGTAGGAGGCATCGCTGGTTTGACCGTCCGAGCAGTCGATGGCGACGGCGGCGATCGATACCGATCCACCATGCGCGCTGGCCACCTGCCGGCCCATGATCTGCTCCAGCTCGATCCAGGCGCCCTGATGCGCCACGACGGTCTGACCGTAGATTTCGCCCCAATAGGCCAGCCACATTTCCTCCCCGCGACCGACCACCCAGCAGGTCAGCGCCAGGCGATCGTGCTGCACGTCGACAGTGAGGAGGGGTATCAGGCCACCGAGCGGCATGCTCCATTCGGGATATTTTTCGGCACGCTTGACCAGCTCGTCTTCTTCGGGGAGTTCGCCTTTGTATTCCCAGCACATGCCGCGCGTTGAGTTCCAGAAGGCGACCATTTCGGACGGGTCGCCCTGCTCCATCAGGTGCTCAGCGCGCAGGTATTTCTCGGCGAGCACCGGGATGCGCGAGCCGTCGAATACGCTCTGCAGCTCGTTGCAGTAAAAGCCCGGATCGGCGCTGTCGGCGGTCGGCTCCCAGCCGTAGAACGGCGCCACGCGCGCGGCGGCGCGGATGTTGGCGATGCGTTCGTCGTCGCTCCACAACCCGCCGCAGTGCGGGCAGACGTAGTAGGCCTCCTCGTGACGGGCGCGGCCATAGACTTCTCGGCTCGGGTAGCGCGCATCGATGTCGGCGGCGGCCAGCTCGTCGGCGCTGAGATTCTGGCCGGGGATGACGACGTGCGCCCACTCGACCTCGTGCCGCTCGCCGCAGTGGTGGCACGGCACCATGAAGC